AGCATTCGGGATCCTGGACATGCCGAGCCAGATCATCTCTGGCGACATGGTGCTGACCACCGACTACACGCTGATGGTGCGCACGGCTGATTTTGGCGGCCTGCTCTACGGCGACGGCATCACTGTGGATGGGGTGAACTACCAGGTGCGCGAGGTGCGCAAGCTGGACGACGGGGCTTTTAGCGAGATCGCGCTGCAGCGCCTAGCACCCAGCAGTACGGCGCCTGGGCAGAATCCGCGGACCTTCGGCCTGTCTGATCTTGCCGATGTGGAGCTGACAAGCCCCACGGCCGGCGAAGTTCTCAAGTACGACGGCACGCAGTGGGTGGACGGGACGGACGGAAGCGCCGCCTATGTGTTCACGCAATCTGCGCCGTCCTCTACTTGGACGATCAACCACAACTTAGGCTACGTGCCGTCCGTGGAAGTATTCGACAGCGGCAGTCAAGAGGTGGACGCGGACGTGACGCATCCCACCGCTAACCAGACCGTTATCCTGTTTACAGTGCCCCTATCCGGCTTTGCGAGGCTGACCTGACATGGCTCGGAAGATCTTCACCGACTTCGATTTCCAGTCGGCCTCCAGAGTCACCAACCTGCCCACGCCTAGTGCGGCCGGCGACGGCGTGCCTAAATCCTATGTGGACTCGCTGGTTGAGGGGTTGGCATGGAAGGACAGCTGCCGGGTGGCAACGCAGGCCAACCTAAACCTGAGCAGCCCCGGCGCCACGATCGACGGCATCACGATGGCCTCGGCTGATCGTGTGCTGGTGCGATCGCAGAGCACCGCATCCGAAAACGGCATCTATGTGTGGAACGGTTCTGCCGTGACCATGACGCGGGCGCTGGATGCCAGCACCTTCGCCGAGCTGGAGCAAGCCATCACAACGGTCGAGGAAGGGACCAGTGCTGGCACCAGCTATCGGCAAGATCAGGTCAACGGAACGATTGGCAGCAGCACTGTCAGCTGGGTGACCTTTGGCACTGCAGCACCTGCCGCTAGCGAGACAACCGCTGGTGTTGCCGAGATCGCCACGCAGGCTGAGGTTGATGCTGGCACTGACGACCTTCGCATCGTCACGCCGCTGAAGCTGGCTACGTGGTCGGGGCGTATCCGTAAGGTTTCCACCAACGTGGGCGACGGCAGCGCTACCAGCTACGTGGTGACGCACAACCTGAACACCCGCGACGTGATCATCCGCGTATTCCCTAACTCCGGCGATTACGACGACGTTGAGGTGGACGTGCGACGCACCAGCACAACCACCGCCACGCTGGTGTTCGCAACAGCACCGGCCAGTAACGCCTACCGCGTGGTGGTGATCGGCTGATGTCACGGGTCTTTGAAACCGACATAACGCTCAACGCACAACGCGAGCTGCGGCTGGCTGATGCGGATTCGTCTGCTTATGTCGGCTTCAAGGCTCCTGCCACCATTACCACCAACCGCATCTGGACACTGCCTTCTGCTGATGGCACCAGCGGTCAAGTGCTCAGCACTGATGGTTCTGGTGTGCTGTCGTGGGCAACAGCAGGTGGTGGCGGCGGGCTGACACATTTTGTCGAGAGCGAGGAAACTGCCAGCCCTAATGCCACAGTCCCGGTCGATGCGCTGACGGCAACGGATGCGAGCTACACCAACATTGACGTGGCGCTGGTTGCCAAAGGCACAGGCGCAACACTGGCGCAGGTGCCGGATGGGACCGCAACGGGTGGCAATAAGCGAGGGGCTTACGCGACTGATTTACAGAAACTGCGCAATACTGGGACTCAGGTATCGAGCGGGCTACGCGCAGTCATAACAGGAGGCAGCCAAAATACTGCGTCTGGCACTGGATCTTTTGTTGGTGCTGGCATCAGCAACATTGCTTCTAGCATTTACTCGTTTGTAGGGGCTGGTAGCACTAACAATGCTTCGGGCACTTACACAGCTATTGCTGGCGGCGACGGTAACAACGCCTCTAGTAGCTTTTCCTTCGTCGGCGGCGGTCAGAGCAACACCGCTCAAACCAGCACGCACGCTGCGGTGTGTGGGGGTAGTAGCAATACAGCGACTGGGCAGTATTCGTTTGTGGGGGGTGGGGATAACAATGTATCTAGCGGGTTAATTTCTAGCGTTGTCGGCGGTGGATCAAATAACACTGCAAATGGGCGATTTAGCACTATTCCCGGAGGAAGGTACGGCAGTACACGCAGCATTCAAGGATACTTTGCGTTTCCAGCTTGCAGCGTGCCAATCGCGTCAGCAAGTGGTGTTAGTCAAGGAGGATTGCTTGTTTTAGCCACGCAAACCACCACCGCCACTGCCACTATTCTCCGCAGCAACGGAAGCGGTGCCGGCACTGATAACCAAGTCATCCTCCCCAACAACAGCGCTTATAGCTTCAGCGGCGAGGTGATCGCAGGTGTTACGGCAGCAGGTAACACCGCACGCTGGACGATCGACGGCGCTATTAAGCGTGGCGCTAACGCAGCATCTACCGCGATGGTTGGCACGCCTACAGTCACCATGACGCATTTCGACGCTGGTGCTGCAACGTGGTCTGTTGCTGTCACGGCAGACACCACCAACGGCGGGATTAAAGTTGAAGTCACTGGCGCAGCAGCTACCACAATCCGCTGGGTAGCGAAGATTGAAACAACGGAAATGACCTACTGATCATGGCTCTGACCTCTTCCTTGGCTCAAACCAACATCGGCATCCCCATGGCCGATACCTACGCCCGCATCACCCTGATGCGTTGCGATAAGGAGCAGACGCTGATTCAGGTTTCGCATTACGCGAACGCTGATGCCCGCAACGAGGATGCCAGCCCGGTTTGGGATCGCACCATGTTTGCGCCCACTAGCGAACTGCAGCCCGGCGACAATCCGCTGGCGATTGGCTATGCCTGGCTCAAAACGCACCTTGAATACAGCGACGCGGTGGACTGCTGATGACCACCAAGCGCGAAACAATCCTTGCCGCAGTACGCACGGCACTGACGAACACCACCGGCGTCGGCACGCGGATCTACCGCAGCCGTGTGGAGCCGATCGCGCGTGAGGAGAGCCCGGCGATCGTAGTGGAACCGGTCAATGACACCGCGGAGCAGAACACCAGCCTGCCCACGCTGGACTGGAGCCTGACGGTGCGTGTGGCGGTGATCGTGCGCGGCAACATTCCGGACCAGCAGGCGGACCCGATCGTGGAGAACATGCACAGCCGGCTGATGGCAGACCTAACGCTGGGCGGCTATGCGATCGACATCCAGCCGGTGAGTGTGAACTTTGAGATGGTGGAAGCAGATCAGCCGGCAGGCGTGATCAGCTGCGATTACCTGATCCGCTATCGCACCAGTGTGACTAATCTGGCAACAGCGTAATGGCTACGATGGTGGACGAATACCACGGGCAAGGCGGGACTTACCTGCTGGACCCGAAAACCGGCAAACGGAAGCTCATCGAGCGGACAGAGCCGGCCAATCCCTCACAACCCCCAACAGAGGTAGAGAGCGATGGCTCTGACACGCAAGAGACTCATCCAGGTTAAGAAGGAGAGCACCTACGGCACCGACAGCAGCCCTGCCGGTTCCGACGCTCTGCTGGTCCGCAACCTTGAGATCACCCCGATCGAGGCTGATGTGGTCAGCCGCGACCTGATCCGCCCCTACCTTGGCAACAGCCCGCAGCTGCTGGCCAACAGCCGCGTGAGCATCACCTTTCAGGTGGAGCTAGCTGGTTCTGGCACCGCTGGCACTGCACCTCGTTATGGCGCGCTGCTGCAAGCTGCTGGCCTGAGCGAGACGATCGTGGCCAGCACCAGCGTCACCTATGCGCCGGTGAGCAGCAGCTTCAGCTCGGCCACGATCTACTTCAACAACGACGGCATCCGCCACATCCTGACCGGCTGCCGCGGCACCTTCACGCTGAATGGTGAAGTGGGTCAGATCCCTACCCTCGATTTCACGATGGTGGGCGTCTACAACGCACCGACCGACACCGCACAGCCGAGCGTCACCTACAGCAACCAGGCCAGCCCGCTGATCTTCAAGCAGGGCAACACCTCGGCGTTCCAGTTCTTCAGCTATGCCGGCTGCCTCCAGTCGGTGAGCTTCGACATGGCCAATGAGACCATCTACCGCGAGCTGGTGGGTTGCACGAAGGAGGTGCTGATCACCAACCGCGCACCCAGCGGCACTGTGGTGATCGAGGCTCCTGCCCTGGCAACCAAGGACTTCTTCAACATCGCCCAGACCGAGACAACCGGTAACCTCACCTTCCAGCACGGCACCACCGCCGGCAACCGTGTCACCTTTACGGCTGCACAGTGCGACATCACCAACCCGTCCTATGCGGATCAAGATGGCGTGCAGATGCTGAGCATTCCCTACGTTGCCACTCCGACCACGGCGGGCAATGATGAACTGAGCCTCGCTTTCACCTGATAGGAGCCCTGCATGGCGTTTGTTCTCAAGCAGTCCGACACCTACATCTGGCCGGTTGCCTTCGATCTCCCCGTCGATGGTGGCCGGCACGAGCGGCAAACATTCGACGGTGAGTTCAAACGCCTACCGCAGAGCAAGATCGGTCCGATGGTGGCCGAGATGATGAAGCTGGAGGATCTGGGCGATCTCGATCGACTGAATGAGATTGCTGCTGAGGTGCTGGTCGGCTGGTCCGGTGTGACCGGCGATGACGGCAAGGAGATCCCCTACAGCCAGAAGGCACTGGAGCAGCTGCTAGAGGTGCCCTTCCTCGCTGTTGCTGTCCTGAAGGCTTACATGGACAGCATCAAGGGAGCCAAGCGAAAAAACTGATCGAGGCCGCCGAGCACTGGGCAAGCGGCGGCGTGGTGGATGAAACGGAAGCAGACGCGGCCGCCCTTGGCATTGTGATGCCGGAACTGCCGCCGGAGGACTTCGAGGTGCTTGAGGAGAACTGGCCAGCGGTGGAGATGTTCCTACGCCTGCAGACACAGTGGCGGACCACCATGAGCGGCCTGCTGGGCCTCGATTATGGGGCTGTGGCGTGGCTCCTTAGACTGTACGAAGTGAAAGACCCGCGCGCGCTGCTGGAGGATCTGCAGGTGATGGAAGCCGCGGCGTTACTGAGCATCAATAGGAGCAGCTGACATGGCGATGAACCTCCAGGCGCTGCTTCGCATCAGAGCCGACGTTCAGGGCGAGAACAACATCCGCCGGCTCGGCAACTCGATGCAGGGCGTCGAGGGGCGCGTCAAAAACCTGAACCTAGCGATGGCTGGGTTGCGCGGCGGCATCGGCGGCCTGATTGGCCTGGTCGGCGGCGGCGTCATCTTCACCAAGATCTTCGGTGATACCGCCACACTGCAAAGCCAAGCCAAGAGCTTGGAGGTTCTGACCGGCAGCGCAAAGCAGGCGTCTCAGATTATTAGGGAGCTGCAGTCCTATGGAGCAGCAACTCCGTTTGAGTCGACGGAGCTGATCGAGACAGCCAAGCGCCTAAACGCATTCGGCATCGAGTCCGTGCGTGTTGTTGAGGTTGTGAAAAACCTTGGCGACGTGGCTGGTGCAACTGGCGCCAACCTGACGGAGCTTGCGACTGCCTACGGGCAAGTTGTGGCCAAGGGGCGACTGCAGGGTGAGGAGCTGCTTCAGTTCCAAGAGCGCGGCGTGGCGCTATCTGAAGAGCTGCAGCGGATGTATAAGCTGCAGGGCCAAGAGTTCACCAAGGCTCTGGAAGATGGACGGATCAGTGCCGAGGCTGTTGAGCTGGCGATCGAGCGGCTGACGGATGCCGGCGGCAAATACGCAGACGGTGCGATCGCTCAGAGCGACACGCTGAACGGCAAGTTCAGCACGCTCAAAGACAACATCACGGCACTATCGCAGACGCTGGGCAACATCCTTGCGCCTGCGATAAAGGCGATCTTGGACTATGCGATCAACATCCTCGACACGATCAACCTAGCGATTAAGACTGCGATTAACGGACCGCAGGAGGCGGACACTAGGGCTGCAATCAAGGCAGGCAAGCTGCCGTTCGGTGGCCCTGAGGCGCTCGATCGCATTATCGGTGAGGCGCGCCGTCGTCAGCTGCAGCAGCAGGCTGGGCCTGGCTTCCTGGGCTTTGGCTTCGACACCCAGAACTTCATCAGGCTGCTGCAGCAACAGCCTGAGTTCCAGAAGATCGATAGGCCGACACGGACAACACCGCGGCCGATCCCAGCATTGCTGCCTGGGCGCGCATCTGATCCAGAAGCGGCTGCCAAGAAGGCCGAGGCCGCGGCCAAGCGTGCAGCCAAGGAACAGGAGCGTCTTGAGGAGCGCCGGCGCGATCTCGGCCAGCGTGCTCTCGATCTGCAGCAGCAGCTGCGCCAAAGCGTGGAGGATCTCAACAACGCCTACGCAGGCGTCGGCGCCAATGAGTTTGAGAAGCTGGCGCTACGCCGCAATGAGGCGATCATCGAGAACAACCGGCTGGTCGATGAGCTGACCCGCGACGTGGTGAAGCTGGCGCTGGAGATCAATGAGGCCGGCGGCCAGATCGACATTAAGCCGTATGAGGATCTGATCAACGCGATCTCAGAGGGCAACGTCGCGCTGGCGGACAAGGAGTATCAGCAGGGCCTGAAGGAGATTGGCGACCGCGCGGCTGAGGCTGCGATCGGCCTGCTTGAGTTCACCGATGCTGCGGAGGCCCAACAGGGGGCCATCCGTGGCGCACGCGATGGCATCACCACCTACCTAGTAGGCATCGGGTCGCTGGCTGAAAACATCAGCAACGTGGCGCAGAATGCCTTCCAAGGGCTGGAAGATGCGATCGTCAGCCTGACGACGACAGGCAAGTTCAGCTTCAAGGATTTCGCGCTGTCGATCATCAACGATCTGACGCGGATGGTGACGCGAATGCTGATCATCGCGCCGATCCTGCAGTTCATCCAGAGCCTGCTCCCTGGTGGACCGCTGGCCAGCGCCAACGCCAACCTGAGCGGAGCTGGTGCGCTCTCCGGCGGCAAGCTATTCCCTGGCGGCCTGTTCGCCAACGGCGGCACCTTCACCAACGGCGTCGTCAACAGCCCCACCCTGTTCAAGTTCGCCAACGGCGGCGCAGGCCGGCTGGGCCTGATGGGCGAAGCTGGCCCTGAGGCGATCATCCCGCTGAAGCGCGGCCGCGACGGCAAGCTCGGCGTGGCAGGCGGTGGCGGCACCAGCGTGGTGGTGAACGTGGACGCCAAGGGCACCAGCGTGCAGGGCAACGGCGGGCAAGGCGAGCAGCTCGGCCGCGCCATCTCGCAGGCGGTGCAGGCAGAATTGGTCAGGCAGAAGCGGCCTGGCGGCCTGTTGGCGGCGTAACCGATGGCGACCTTCACCTTCACCCCCAGCTTCGACGCCACCGAGAGCAGCAAGCCTCGGGTGCGCAAGTTCCAAGCTGGCGACGGCTACGAGCAACGTGTGCGCTTCGGCCTGCACACCGATCCGAAGGAGTGGAGCCTCACTTTCGCCAATCGCGACGACACCGAGCGCGACAGCATCGCCGCTTTTCTTGAGGCACGCGGCGGTGTGGAGGCCTTCGACTGGACCCCGCCACGCGGTACGGCCGGCAAGTATGTGTGCGAGGAATGGCAGGTGACGCTGAGCAACTGCAACAACAACCAGATTCAGGCCACCTTTCGGGAGGTGTTTGAGCCGTGACAGTTCCAGTCTCTGATCTGCAGGCTGTTGCGCCGAGCGCAGTCATCGAGCTATTCGAGCTGGAGCTCAACACCACGCAGCACGGCACAAGCGAGACCTTTCGCTTTCATGCCGGCACCAACCTGAACAACAACGGCGCGCTGATCTGGGCCGGCAATGAGTATCTGCGTTTTCCGATTGAGGCGGACGGCTTTGAGTACAGCGGCAACGGCCAGCTGCCGCGGCCTAAGATCCGCTGCAGCAACATCCTGGGCACCATCACCGCATTGCTGCTGACTCTGCCGGATGGCTTAGAGGGCGCCAAGGTGACGCGGATTCGCACGCTGGCGCGCTACATCGATGCGGTGAATTTTTCCGGCAGCGTCAACCCCTACGGCACACCGGACCCGACAGCCGAGTTCCCTCGCGAGATCTACTACATCGACCGCAAGACGGCTGAGACCCGCGACGTGGTGGAGTTTGAGCTGGCGGCAGCGTTCGACCTCGCCGGCGTGCGGGCGCCGAAGCGGCAGTGCATCGCCAATATCTGCCAGTGGGTCTACAAGTCGGCGGAGTGTGGCTACAACGGCGGGCTGCCCACCTGCGACAAGACGCTCGACGCCTGCAAAGCACATTTCGGCGGCAACGCTGAGCTGCCGTTCGGCTCCTTCCCTGGCGTCGGGACGTTCCTCGCATGAGCTGGCGCGCTGCAGCACTGGAACACGCCAAGGCGGAAGATCCTCGCGAAGCCTGCGGCTTGGTGGTGGTGGTCAAAGGCCGCGAGCGTTACTGGCCGTGCCGCAACCTGGCGTGCAATACCGATCAGTTTGTGCTCGATCCGAGCGACTACGCCGCGGCCGAGGATGCCGGTGAGATTACCGCGGTGGTCCACAGCCACCCGATCACCCCGCCACAACCCAGCCAGCCCGATCTGGTGGGCTGCGAGCGCAGCGGCCTGCCTTGGCACATCGTCAACCCAAAGACCGAAGCATGGGGCAGCTGCGAACCCTGCGGCTACCAGGCGCCACTGATCGGCCGCGAGTGGGTGTGGGGCATGACCGACTGCTGGACGCTCGCGCGCGACTGGTGGGCAAAGCACGGCCTGCAGCTCCCAGATTGGGAGCGGCCGCTGCTTCCGGAGGACTTCGAGGCGGCGCCGATGTTCGATGGCTGCTGGCGCACTGCGGGCTTTCGCGAGCTCGAGGAGAATGAGGAGCTGCAGGTGGGCGATGCCCTGCTGATGAGCATCAGCGGACCAGGGCTCAACCACGTTGGCGTCTACATCGGCGACCAGCTGGTGCTGCATCACATCCGCGGCAGGCTCAGCAGCCGTGATCTTTACGGCGGCTGGCTCATGAAGTGCACGGGCCGCAGGCTTCGGCATCCCAACTTCAATACAATGGGCGGAGGCTGAGCGAGGCCATGCTGCGCGAGATCCGTGTCTATGGGCGCTTGGCCAAGTTCCTCGGCCGCCGCAAGTTCATGGCCGAGGTGGCCAGCGCGGCTGAGGCTGTGCGTTTCTTGGTGGCCAACTTCCCGCAGCTGGAGCGGCACATGGCTGACCAGCACTATCGGGTCAGTGTGGGCGACTACGACCTGACCGTGGATGAGCTGCACGACCCGGTTGGTGCGCAGCAGATCAAGATCGTGCCGGTGCTGCAGGGTGCAGGGGCAGTGGGGCGGATTATCGCTGGCGTGGCGCTGCTTGCTGTCGGCTTATTGGTGCCAGGCATCGGCGAGCTCGGCGTGCAGCTGCTGGTAGGCGTCGGCGCCAGCTTGGTGCTTGGCGGCGTGGCGCAGCTGCTCACCCCGGTGCCCAAGGCTGGGCCGTTGCCCGGCGGCACTGGCGCCAACACTGACCAAGATCCGCGCAAGTCCTACAGCTTCAGCGGCATCCAGCAGACCAGCCGCCAGGGTGTGCCCGTGCCCGTGGTTTACGGCGAGACCCTGGTGGGCTCGGTGGTGATCTCAGCCGGTATCGACACTGTGCAGGTGAGCGGCTGATGGCTCGAATTGTCGGCTCAGGTGGTGGCGGCGGGTGCTTCCTCGGGCACACCTTGGTGCGGGTGCCGGACGGCCAGCGCCGGATCGATGAGCTACAGCCCGGCGACTTGGTGCTGAGCTTCGACGATCAGGGCGTTCTTCATCAAGGCAAGATCCTGAAAGTTCACGAACACCCTGGCGAGCGGGTGATCCGCTACCGCCTATGGGGCGGCGCGGTGCTTGATGCCACCCCGAACCATTGGGTGCTGAACCAGTTCAACGCCTTTGTGGAGATCGACACGCTGGGCAGCGACGACTGCCTAGTGGATGAGAACGGCCACCTACGGCCGATCGTCGGCAAGGCCGAGCTGTGTCACGGCACCGTCTACAACCTGACCGTCGAGGGGCATCACACCTTCATCGCCGGCGGCATCCGCGTTCACAACGCAGGCCTCGGCATTGGCCGCATCGCCGGCGCTGGTGGTGGTGGCGGTGGCGGTGGAGGCGGCAAGGGCGGCGGCGGCGGCGGCGGCCAGCAGAGGACGCCTGTCGAGGCGGCCGACAACCTCAACTCAACGCAGTACGCCAAGGTTCTCGACCTCATCAGCGAGGGCGAGATCCAAGGCCTAAAAAATGGCCTTCAGTCGATCTTCCTAAATAACACGCCAGTTCAGAACCCAAACGGCAGCCTGAACTTCAAGAACCTAGAGATTGACACACGCAACGGCACGCAGTCACAGGCCTACATCCCCGGCAGCAGCGACATCGAGGACGAGAAGCCTGTCGGTGTGACGGTGCAGCAGGCCACGCCGATCGTTCGCTCGATCACCGACACCAATGTGGACGCTGCGCGGATCGCCATCACGGTGCCGCAGCTTCAGGAGTTCAACGATCAAGGCGACATCAATGGCACCGATGTACGCCTGCAGATCGCCGTGCAGTACAACGGCGGCGGCTACACCACGGTCATAGATGACACGATCGCTGGCCGCACTGCTGACACCTATCAGCGCGACTATTTGGTGAACCTCTCCGGTGCGTTCCCGGTAGACATCCAGGTGACGCGGATCACGGCCGACAGCAGCAGCGCCAAGCTGGCCAACGCCTTCAGCTGGTCGAGCTACACCGAGATCACCTACGCCAAGCTGCGCTATCCCAACAGCGCACTGGTGGCGTTTCGCGTAGACGCTGAGCAGTTCACCAGCATCCCCAGCCGCTCCTACCTGATCCGCGGCATCAAGGTGCGCATCCCGTCCAACGCGACGGTGGATCAGGCCAACGGCCGGCTGATCTACAGCGGGATCTGGGATGGCACCTTCGCCGCAGCACAGTGGTGCTCTGATCCGGCTTGGATCCTGTGGGATCTGCTGACCTCGACCCGCTATGGCTTCGGTGATCACATCAAGGCCGAGCAGCTCGACAAGTGGGCATTCTTCGCCGCCAGCCAGTACGCCTCCGAGTTGGTGCCTAACGGCTTCGGCGGCCAGGAGCCGCGCTTCTCCTGCAACGTCAACATTCAGACCGCAGAGGACGCCTACAAGCTGATCAACGACATGTGTTCGGTGTTCCGGGTGATGCCCTACTGGAGCACTGGCGCGCTCACGATCAGCCAAGACCGGCCATCAGATCCGGCTTACCTGTTCACGCTGGCGAACGTCTCTGAGGAGGGCTTCAGCTACCAGGGCAGCAGCCGTAAGGGTCGCCCCACTGTGGCCGTGGTCAGCTACCTGGACCTCGACACCAGAGACATCGCCTACGAGGTGGTGGAGGATCAAGAGGCCATTGCCAAGCACGGCGTGGTAACGACGCAAATCAGTGCCTTCGCCTGCACATCCCGCGGCCAAGCTGCACGCATCGGCGAATGGCTGCTCTACTCCGAGCAGTACGAGAGCGAGGTGATCAGCTTCACCGCATCGATCGACGCTGGTGTGGTGGTGCGCCCCGGCCAGGTGATCGAAGTGAGCGATCCGGTGCGTGCTGGCGTGCGCCGTGGCGGCCGGATTGTTGCGGCGACCACCAGCACAATCACGCTTGATGATGCAACCGGCATCCCCACCGAGGGGGGCACGCTGTCTGTTGTGATGCCGGACGGCAGCGTGGAAACGGTTTCTGTTGCTGACGTTTCACTCTCTCCGACTTACACCGTCTCGCCAGAGTTCACTGAGGCCCCAAACGAGAACAGCATCTGGATCCATCAGAGCGATGATCTGCAGGCATCGACCTGGCGGGTGCTATCGGTGCAGGAGCAGGACGGCGCTCAATACGCCATTAGCGCGCTGGCCTATGACGCCAGCAAATACAACTACATCGAGCGGGGGCAGGCGCTGCAGCCGCGTGATGTCACCGACCTGAACATCATCCCGGCAGCACCGACCAACCTGCGCGCAACTGAGGCGCTCTACGAGCAGAACGGCCGCGCGCTGGCGAAGCTGATCGTCAGCTGGCAGCCGGTGGTAGGCGTGAACGAGTATCGCGTGCGCTGGCGGCCGCAGAACGGTAACTGGACAAGCACTACGCAGGCGCGGCCCGATTACGAGATCCTCGACACCACGGCCGGCATCTACGAAGTCGAGGTGTACAGCATCGGCCAAAACCTGCGGCAGTCGGTCGATCCGGCAAAACTGACGGTGCAGGCTTTTGGTAAGACCGCACCGCCAGCAGCGCCAACAGGCGTGAGCCTCATCCCGATCGACCAGGCCAGCGCGATCCTGAGCTGGGACCGCTCCGCCGAGCTGGACGTGCTGCTGGGCGGCAAGGTGCTCATCCGTCACAACGTGCTGATGACTGGCGCGACCTGGGAAAACAGCCAGCAGATTGTGCCCAGCGCCGCCGGCAGCCAGACGCAGAAGCAGGTGCCGCTGCTGGAGGGCACCTACCTGATCAAGTTCGAGGATGACGGCGGCCGTCGCTCGGCGGACGCAACCACCGCGGTGGTTGACCTGCCCACCCCGCAGCCGCGGCTGCTGGTGCAGACCTATGCGGAGGACCAGGAGACTCCGCCATTCAGCGGCAACACTACCGACATGGTGTACAGCAGCGACCTCGATGGCCTGGTGATCGCCTCCGGCGAGGATGTGGACGACATGGCTACCGACGGCGACTGGGATGCGCTGGCGACGATTGACAGCGTGGGCGGCGTGCTGACCAGCGGCGAGTACGAGTTCGGCTCCACGCTGGCAATGCCTGGCATCTTCGACGTGAACCTGCAGCGGCGTTTCGTCACCCGCCCCTATCTGCCGGGCGAACTGTGGGACGACAACACCGAGCTGATCGACTCGTGGGAGTCGATCGACGGCGATACGCCCGATCGGGTGAATGCAGCGCTCTATGTGCGCAGCACTGAAGACGACCCGAGCGGCACACCTACCTGGAGCACCTGGCGCGAGTTTGCCAACGCCATAGTGCGCGGCCGCGGCTTCCAGTTCAAGACGATCGCCACCAGCACTGACACCGCTCAGAACATCGTGATCGACGAGCTCGGCTGCACCATCGAGCTGCAGCAACGCACAGAGCAGTCTGCGACGCTGACAAGCGGCACCGGCACCTATACAGCTACGTTCAGCAACGGCTTTTACCAGGCGCCCAGTGTTGGCGTGACCGGGTTCAACATGGCAACAGGCGATTATTTCACCATCGGCAGCGTGACGCGCACAGGGTTCGAGGTAACCTTTAGGAACAGTGCCGGCAACGCAGTGAGCCGTCAGTTCACCTACACCGCCATCGGACACGGCAGGGAGATCTAAGGCATGGCACAGCACGACTACATCATCGCCAACCAGTCCGGCCTGGCGTTTCGACAGGACCTGAACAACGCGCTGGCCGCGATCGTCAGCCAGAACAGCGGCGCTGCTGAGCCGAGCACTACCTACGCTTACCAGCCCTGGGCAGATACGACGACCGGCCTGCTGAAGATTCGCAATGCGTCGAACAACGCATGGATCACTGTCGGCACGCTGGCAGACGCGAACCTAGGGCTGCTGCCAACAACCGGCGGCACTCTCACCGGCAACTTGACGCTGAACGCCCAAAGTGACCTGCGTTTTGCTGACGCCGACAGCAGCAACTGGGTCGCATTTGAAGCGCCGGCGATTGTCGGCGCGAACGTCACATGGACGTTGCCAGCTGCTGATGGCACCGCCAACTACCCGCTGGTGACGGATGGCAGCGGGGTGCTGAGCTGGAGCCAGATCCAAGCAGCGGCACTAGCAAGCAACGCCGTCACCACGGCAAAGATTGCAGGGGGCGCCGTCACTAACGCAAAGCTTGGCAGCGGTCTGGTGTTAAAAGTTCAGCATTTCGTTGATGCTGGCTCTAGCACAACCAGTGGCTCCTACACCAACGCAAACAACTCGTTTTTCAGCTACACGCCGGTCAGCACTAGCTCGACGCTTATTCTAATTGCATCTTTTGGCGCACAGATAAATAACGTCACGTCCGTAAACGCTCAAAGTTTCCACGCTATTGGAGAAAGCAGCAGCGTCATAGGCAGCGGGTATGCCCATAGGTCTTTTTCTGCTAGCGGAGGTATTGGCCTGCAATCACTGGCGTGTATTCAAGTGGATTTAGCCAACACTTCACTTACGACAAGATCATTTCAAATGATGCACGCCGCAAACGGAGCAGGTCAAACAGCTTCGACCACCTCAATCCGCATGACCATCATGGAGGTTGCAAACTGATGGACGTTACTCAAGCACTACTCCAGCTGCGCCCTGGCGCTCAGTGGAGCATCCCTGCCGGCTCTACCAATGCTGAGGAGATCATCTGGCACGATGACACCACGCCGGTGATGCAGGAGGAACTAGACGCCGCGATGGCGTTGCCTGCTCCTGAACTCACCACTGAGCAAAAGCTTGAAGCTGCTGGCCTCACTGTCGCCGAGCTGCGCGAGCTGTTTGGGCTTCCCGCTCCTGAGTAGCCATGGCCGTTCGCAGCAAGACCAGCACCGCCAGGCTCGACCACCAGGCCGGGCCGCCCAAGACCACACGCCAAGGCTATGGCCAGCGCAGCCGTCCACGTCGCCGCGGCCGGAAGCCTCTGCGCGGCCAAGGGCGTTAAGCTGATCTTGTAGCCGTTGCCGCCATGATTGAAATCATCGCCGCAGTGACAGGGGCATCAATCAGCGTTGCAGCAATGGGTGCAGCAGGCGCCAGTCGGCGCAACGATCAAGCGCGTGATGCTGTGATCCGCCTCACCTCTGCCGTTGAGCACATCGCAACGCAGCTGGAGGTTCTTCATAAAGACATCAAGGAAGATCGCCGCGAAACATTCGGCAGGCTCTCGACGGTTGAGCAGCGCGTCTCTAAGTTGGAAGCACAACCGCCACACTGTTAGCCATGGATCCCTCCACGCTCGCCATCATTGCCATTATTGTCGCTGCAGGCTCTGAAGTGATTGCACTGCTGCCAATCCGTGAGAACGGCTGGGTGCAGCTCATCCTTAAAGCGCTCAAGGTCATCTTCCCAAAGCGCTGAAGCGCGGACCTGATCCGCGGATTGATGCCGCCATCGCGGAATGGCACGCAACGCAGCCGCCGAACATCCCGCCGCCGATCATCCACACCGATGAGCTGCGGATCCGCGCACCTTGGACCGAGCCATGAGCAACACCAGCCCGATCACGCTCGAGCAGCTGTTTCGCTTCTACAAGGCGCTGCCCCATCAGGCCGCGGCTATCCAGCAGCTGGAGCAGGACCTGGCGGTAAACGGCTACGCAGCCGCCATGCGGCGCGATCGCGCGTGGTTCAACACCTGGAGCCAAGACGGCAAGCAGGCTGATCTCAGCGCGGCGCTGAAGCTAATCCGTGATTTCGAGGGCTGCCACCTCGAGGCCTACCCCGACCCGCTATCAGGCGGCGACCCGTGGACGATCGGCTACGGCACCACGCGCTACAGCGACGGCCGGCGCGTCAGCCGCGGCGACAAGATCAACGCCATCGAGGCCGACATGCTGCTCCGCCAGGAGGTGGACCGCATCGCCGCCAAGCTGCGCGGCTCGGTGCCGTATTGGATCGAGATGAGCGATGCGCAAAAGTGCGCGCTGATCTCCTTTGCCTACAACCTCGGCAGCGGGTTCTACGGCGCCAAGGGATTTGAGACGATCACCGCCAGGCTGCGCGACAAGAACTGGGCAGGCGTGCCTGATGCCCTGCTGCTCTATCGCAATCCAGGCACCAACGTGGAGGCCGGTCTCAAGCGGCGCCGCATTGCAGAAGGCGACCTATGGGGCCGCGAGCGGCAGACCACCGGGCCGATCTCCGCGATGTTCACGCCGGAGAGCCCGTTCAGCCACAAGCTGACGCCGCACATCAGTTACGGCGAGTTCGCGCTCGGCCAAGAGGAGCGGCGCTTTGATCATCAGCACCAGTGCGACACCGCCATGCGTCTGGCGCAGTTCCTCGAGCGTGCGCGCGCGCAGTTCGGCGGCAAGCCCGTTGTGATTTCCAGTGGTTATCGACCCACAGCGATCAACCGAGCCGTGAACGGTGCAAGCAACAGCGAGCACCTTTACTCAGCGCCTAGCGTCGGTGCCGTGGACTGGTACATCGAAGGCGTGAACATCTACACGCTGCAGGACTGGTGCATCAAAAACTGGGCATACAGCACCGGCAAGGGAGCGCCCAAGGGGTTCATCCACACGGGGATTCGGCAGGGCAGCCCGAGAGTGGTCTGGGACTATTGAACGTGTGCCCATCTCTTGCCGGACCTGATCATTGAAACGAGTGACTGGGACACGTTGAATTGCCGAGCAATGCTGGCTTGGCTGCTATGCGCTGCCCGAATCCGTCGAATGTCGTGCTCTTTCAATTTGGAAGCACCGTGCTTCTCTCCTTCAATGAACGTACCGTGTCGCCGGCGATCTTGATCGTTCTCCGCAGGGGTGCCCCAGGTGAGATTGCAGAGCCTGTTGTCGCTTCTGATGCCATTAAGGTGCCTGCACTCAAAACCAGCTGGGCGCGGACCGACAAACGCCAAAAGCACAAGCGTGTGGACCGTGTAGGTCTTGCGCTTGCCAGCGTGCTTAAGGTCCACGGCCGGATAGCCCTGCGCGCCGATTGAGCATTTGCGTAAGCGATCGGGAAGGCTCCTTACCCTGCCCTGATCGGAAACTTCGTAGAGTCCTTCCCAGCCCGGAATGGGCTGCCATACTTCCTGCACTGGCCTGTTGCGTAGGTCGGTCACGCTCCAGGGGCGGCAACCCGCTGGGGCACCCAAATCTTACTGCTGGTGCATGGCTCCGCTGCCCGACTACGAGATCCACGACCTCTGCAAGCGCCACGCGATGGTGGTGCCCTTCGATCCTAATCTGGTCAACCCAGCCAGCCTCGATGTGCTGCTGGGCGATCGCCTGATGATCGAGGTGCCCGAGAGCCGTGAGCTGCAGATTCACGGCATCGCTGGCCACACTGCAGAGGATCCGTACTGGCTGCAGCCGGGTGAGTTCTGCCTGGCGGAAACCCGCGAGATCTTCAACCTGCCGGACTTCATCGCCGCGCAGTTCGTACTCAAGTCCAGCCGCGCGCGTGAAGGCCTCGAGCACCTGCTGGCCGGCTGGTGCGATCCAGGCTGGCATGGCAGCCGCCTGACGCTGGAGCTCAGCAACGCGCGCAAGCTGCACCCGGTGGCGATCTGGCCTGGCATGAAGATCGGTCAGATAGTGTTTCACAAGATGGAAGGAATCCCCGGCCGCACCTATGCCGTCACCGGCCGGTACAACGGCGACTTGGCCGTGACCGCCAGCAAGGGCTAGGACATCTGCGCAATCGACGCAGGCGCCATGCTGCGCCGTTCGCGCACTATTCGCGAGCCTTCATCGGATGCTGCAGCTCAGCCATCCTGAGCGTGCGCGCGCGCAGTTCGGCGGCCGGCCGGTGGATCCTGATCGGCGCTTCGGCCGGATCATCGAGCGGGATCATCGTGTAGTCATCGCAACCATGGCGCTCTGCCCAGTGCTGCGCGCCGATGTGCGTGGGGAATGGCCCGACGTGCCACGGGCCAATGCGGAGGATGTATTGCATGGGTGGATCAGGTTGGCGGCCAGCCCGGCCGATCAGGCCATTATGGCCTCGATGGTGAAGGCCAGGTCGGGGTCGCGGTTGCAGGCTTCGTCCAGAGCGGCGTCAAAGCAGGCGTTGAACACTTCCTCAGCGATCAGCTGGCGGATCAGCTCCAGAAGGTCAGCGGTGGTGAGGGTGGTCAGCTTGGCGGTGAAGGTGGCGAGCATTGGTCCGGTGCGTTGTTGAACTAACTATACCCCGCAGACGGTGCACCCTGCAGATCAGTGCCGGCCCGTTCACAATCCGTCACACTGCCTACCCTTGTCGCGCCCGCTACCGTGCAGCAAGCGGCGGCCAGCCCATGCGGGCGTTCTTTGTTGAGATCTCCGCCAAGCTCATCATCCGGTCAAACACCGAACCCGACGACCTGCCAGCGGACATCTATTCCCAGCTGGCCGAGTTCATCCCCTCCGATGAGGACATCATCGACATCGAGGTGAAATGCGTTCCCCTGCCGCCGGACCTTGGACCAGCACCACATTGATGAGACGCGCCTGGTCACGCGCCGCAGCGCACGCGATCAGATCCACCTCGCCTGGAACTACCGCTGCGCCTACTGCAACGACCCGCTGGGCCGCTCCCCCACCCTCGATCACGTTGTGCCCAAAGTCCACGGCGGCCTGACGGTGCGCGAGAACCTGGTGAGCTGCTGCCTGATGTGCAACAGCCAGAAAGGCCACAAGAACTGGGTTGACTGGTATCGCGCCCAGCACTTTTGGACACCCTTGGGCGAGTGGGCAATCGCGCGCTGGGTGGCTGGAGAGAGCTAAGGTTGCGACCTAGTTTTTCAGGAAACTAGGCGGTAGCGCTGCGCCCGGCAGCGTCGAGGCCGGCACCGCGTGAGGACCGGCCACCGGGCACCCCATTCACGGCAGGATCCTGCTGCACACCCACAGCGCGATCAGGCACGTCGCCCAATACTCCACCACCAGCACCAGCACGTCGCGCAGCATCAGCGTGCCAGCAGGTGGTCGAGATACAGCTCGGCCTGCCATAGGTCTGAGCTGTAGCGGCAGATGCCACCGACGCAGCTGCGGTAATACAGTTCACCGCCACCATCAGGCTCGAGCGTCTCGATCAACCCGCCACCGCGATCGGTGCGGCTAATCACCTTCGGCTGGTTCATAGATCTCGCACCTGGCCGCATAGCGGCCGCCGCTCTGTTTCGATTCTGGCAACCCCATCTCGCAGCGATGCCGGTGGGTGTCCCAATGCAGGCAATCCCAACACATCCGCTGGCCGCCATTGGGCCGCAGCTGCACCAAGGCCGCCTCATAGATCTTTTGCGCCCGCAGAAACGCTTCCTGCAGGTGAATGGTGCCGGTGTCAGCCTCAAGCTGGTGCTCGGGCTTAGGCCCCAAGATCACCCGTGCGTGCCAGTTTCGATCGGATCGGCTGCACACCAGCAGCAGGCGGCCGGCGTGCAATCTGATCATTCTTCTTCGCCGTAGGCCGGCTGATGGAAGATTCGCTCGAGCGTCATGCTCGCCGGCTCCTCCTCGCCGCTGGTGACATAGCAGGCCACATCGTCCGATGGATCGGCCGCCACGAACACGGTCGGCCAGAGGCGCTCCTTAACCACCACCAGCGTTGTGCGCGGGCTGCGCACCAGCACCCACAGCGCCGCACGCTCGATCAGGTTCAGGCCGGGCAGGTGCATCATTTCTCCAGTTTGCCGAGCAGTCGCCGGAGATACCACTGCGCTTTTGCAAGTGACACCGCCTCACCCTTGTGGCGCTCGCGCCAGGTGTATTTGATGATGTTCCCCTTGCAGTAACCGCGGAACTCCTCCGGCGTCAGCGCAGCCTCGATCGCATCGATGCACTCAATGCCGCCCTGCTTGTAGTGGTCTGGGTTGATCTGATCAGACATCAAAGGCTGCCTCGGCGATGACTGGAAACTGTTCGGCAAAGATCTCCCGGCAGGCCTCCGCGACCAGCCTGTGCTCCAGTTGGGTGCTCGGGTCCGTCCGCACATGGATGTAGTGGATCCAGCTTCTGAGGGTGCCGTGCATGTAGAGAGTGGTAGGCGTGCAGAGCGGCAGTATGCGCCGAGCGGTTTCCTTTGCCACCCCTTGCTCCAGCAGCTGGGAATAGAGGGCGTGTGATCGCGTGAGGTGATCGCTCAGCAAATTGCCCCATGCCGACTGCGCGGTTGGGTCCAGATCGTCAATGCTGTTTTGCCGGTTTTTGGTGTCTTGGCGGCGCAAGCGTGGCGCCTGCGCCTTCCCGGTCACCGCGTATCTGGTGCTGAACTCCTGAAAGCTGAACGACCGATGGCGGAGCACCTGGGCGGCGATGTCGCGCTCGGTCTCGACCTTGACGCACAAGCTTGCCATCTCGAATGGGCTCCAGTGCTGGTGCTCGATCAGGTAGCGCAGCAGCTTCGGCGCGGTGGCGCTGTTGTCAGCGTTGGCCGGGTTGCTCACCCTGGCCATCTTCACGATTAGCGCCTCAGCGTCTGGCGTGCAGTGGATCAGCTCGACGCTCATCGCCACTTATCCCCCAGCAGCTGCTGGCGGCAGACCTCGATCGCCTGCTGCGCCTGCTTCTGCGTCATCACCGACTCGGTGGCATCCATGGCGCGCACCACACGGGCGAGCAGCTCAGGGTATGGCGTGTCGCGGAAGTTAGCCGCCAGATCACGGCAGAACTCCTCCCACAGCCCGGTGTAGAGACCGTTGGTGCGGCCGCTGCGTTTGTAGAGCGCGTCCATCATGTCGGCGCGCTGCTGATCGAGAAACGTGGTTGATGTCATGGTTCGAGGTTTTGACGGATGCGGAGCAGCTCAGCGCAGAGCTGCTGGCGGTTGCGGACCCCAACGGTGCGCTGAAGCTGGTCGATGCGGATGTCGATCAGTTGGCGGATTCGATGGCGCTCCTCAGTCTGACCAGCTGTGAATGCGCTTGTGTCGCTCAGCAGCTGCTCGATGCGTTGGCGCACGTCGCTCATGCCACCTCCACGGTGGCGCCTGGCCAGCGGTTCTGGGCGTAGCGGATCGCGTGCTTCTTTGATTCCGCGCGCGTGATCCACGTCATCGGCCGGGCGCCCTGCGGGTAGATGATCAGCCGAAACTCCTTGGTGCGAGTCTTGGGCCGCGGCCGGCTGATGCCGTCGCCGTGCTGGCTGGTGGATTCTTCGAGCCACTGCCACGGGAGCATGGCGCCAGTGATCTCAGGCATGGCAGTTCGGATCGGTGACGGTTTCAGGGTTGAGCCATTCCAGCTCTGACCACCACGGCAGCCAGCTCTCGGCTGCCTGTGCAACGGCCTCGGTGAAGCTGTGGGCTGTGATGCACTCGACCACGTTGGCCGAGCGGATCTGGAAGTAGAAGCGGCGTTCAGTCATGCCGCACCACCTGCTGCGTGCCGGAGTGGGTGGGGCTGTGATGTGCGCCGGACTCGATGCCGATCATGGCGAACACGGCCGCGGCGATCAGCAGGCAGATGGCGTTGTTGATGCGGTTGATCATGATGCAAGCGTTTGGCGGACGCGATAGCGGGTGAGGTTGAGACGATCAGCGATCTGTCGCTGGCTGTAACCGCTGCTGTGCAGAACGCGGATGCGGCGATCGTCGCTGGCGGTGAGCCAGTCAATCACTGCGACCACGAACAACAGCGGCAGGAGCAGCTTCCAGATCACCAGGAGAGTGGCGGTGAACATGGCGTGGTGTGGGTGTGGGGAGAGCCCCGAAGGGCTCAGGCAGCGTGCGCCTCGCAGGTGCTGATCCACCGCTGAAGCTCGCCGTAACGACGGGTCAGCTCCAGGTAGCGGCCGGGATCGCTATGGGGCAGGAAGCCCCGCAGCTCCTGAGCGATCTGCTCAGCCTCAGCAGTGAACTGAGCGATCAGGTTCAGGATCTGCTCCTGCATGTTCAGCGCAGCCTCTGGGCTGCCGAGTGGGGGACCGTTTGCCCCCGGTGAGCGAATCATACACCGCAGACCGCGCATCCTGCCAAGACGGCTGTCACACTCCGTTACGTTTCCAGCAGTCGCGTTCCTCCACCGCCTCCACGCGCAGCTTCGTGTGCCCCGTGCTCAGCTCCAGCGGTACGCGCAGCACCGGCTTGTTCAGGTGCGCGGCGCTCCAGCCCACCGCATAATCCGGCACCGCCACCTCGACCGTGAACCACTTGTGGCCGCAGTCAGCGCACACGCGCCGGCGCACCACCTGATCAGCCAGCCGATTGTTTGTGATCGGCACACGCAGCGCGGCGCTCGAGCACTTTGGGCAGTTCATGGGCACCATGGGGGCAATACGCCCCAGACAGAATGAAGTTCGGTGAGTGGATGGTGGCGCAGATACCACCAGAAAAACAGTTCGAGATCGAGAAGCAGTGCCGCGCGCTGGAGCAGCACCCAGACGCCGGCACCATCGCAGCCAAGCTCCTCAAGCAGTGCTACCACCAGCAGGAGATGCTCCAGGTCGCAGTCCATGAGATCGCGCGCCTGGAGCTCGAGCTGATGCAGCCCTAGAAGAGATCGGCCTCCACGATCTCAGTCACCACGCCATCAGTCGCCTGGGCGAGGCTCTGGGCGGCGCTTTGTGCAGTCACAGGAGGCACCCAGTCGCGCGGCGGCTGCGCCACTGCGCTCACATAGGCCAAGCCGCTTTTCGCGGTCTTTTTCCAGCCACTGATCGGCACCTGGACACTGCCGTATTGATCCGGCGTCTGGCTCATCACGAACGCGCAGAAGGCGTCGAGCTCCTCCACCTTCACGTTCAACATGCCGGAAAAGTCGATCTTGCTGTCGGGCTTGGTGCTCTTGAAGATGCTCAGGTTCAGCTTGAAGCTCATGGTCTCGGTTGGGTAGGTGGATGGTTTGGGATCCCGCGCAGGTTTCGAGCCTCATAGGCCTCCACCTCAGCCACGGGATACAGCACACGGCCTCCGATCTTGACGAACCTCGGACCGCGGTTTTGGCTGCGCCAGTTGTCGAGCGTTGCCAAGGTGACGACACCGCGCCAACGCTCAGCAAGCTCACGGGGCTGCAGATAACCCGGCTGATCAAAAGATTTCGTCATCGGCAACTACCTCCTCTGTGATGACAACCGGCAGCATCTCCGGCTTTGGTTGCTTGATCTTCTCGTTCAGCTGCTCGACCGCAGTGGCAGGTGCTGGCTCGGCCTGCGTCACCGTGACCGATTCCACGTCGAGCACTTCCTCTTGCGTCTGGATCCCCACCAGCAGCTCGGGGATGTAGAGCCGGCCCCAGAAGGCCGCGGCCCTGTAGCGGATCATCAGCTCGGGCATCGTGGCCCACTTTGACCCCTGCTTGGTGGCCCAGCCTTCACGCTTGGCCATCGCCATCGTCACCTCAGGGCCGCGCAGCTCCTCGCCCGTGCTCAGCTCCGTGGCAACTGCTGTGCAGGCCAACGTGTCGCCCTTGCCGCTCAGTTCATACCGCAGCGGGCTGAAGCGCCCGCAGCCGTTAATCAGGCCGATGATGAACTGGCTTGACCAGCTCGGCCGGCCGTGGATGATGTGCAAGTTCTGCATCACCATCAGCGGATCCATGCCCATGCGGCGGCTGATGTTCAGCGCCACCAAACAGTTGGCGAACCCCTGCTGCCCTTGGAACTGCGGCGGGATGAGCGTGCTGCTGGCCAGCGCCTTGGCGTAACGCTGCGCCTCATCAAACGCCGTCACGCTTGAAAACACACCCTGTTGGGTGGTGGTCAGTGCTGTTGATTCGCTCATGGTCAGTACAACTCGATTTCGGGTGATGTGGTGGGCATGGATCCATCAGGGCGCGGCCGCATCCATGGCGGCAGGCTGATCAGCTCGATCTGCTCGCTGTAGCCGGGCCATGCGTTCGCCTGTTTGCAGGTGGCCAGCACCTCCAGATCGCGCATGGCGGTGTCGTAGCCGGCGGCGACCATCTCGGCATCGGCGGCGTAGACCGCGACCGCATGGGGCGGCTTCTTCTCAACGCAGATGAAGATGAACTCATCCGGTCGGTTGCCGGTGGCCTGCTCAAGCCCGTGCAGATACCAGGCCGCCTGGACGTGGTAGCGGAAGTTCGCGATCGACTTGCGGAACCCCGCCGGGCTCGCATCCTCGGTGGTCTTGAGATCTACCACCATGGAACCGTTGCCGGTGATGAGGTAATCCGGCCGGCACTTGCACTCGAGCCCTGTCGCCTGGTCAATCCACATGTGTGTGGTCTCAGCCTGGCCCTCCCAGCTCAGTAGCGCTGCAGCAGCAGGGTGCCCGTGCACCGCGCGGCCGATCGCCATCACCAGATCTGCATCGGCCCGGCTGATCACCGTGCGCCCGGCAGCCTCAGCCTCAAACGCTGCCCATGCCTCCTTGCCGGCCTTGGTGCGCCGGTCGATCGCCTCAGGTGCTGCGACATAACGCGAGTCCCATGCGTCCAGCTCTAAGACGTGGGTGTGTACCGCAGTGCCGATCAGCATCGCCGGCGTCGGCTCAGGCTCCACACGGTTCGGATCCACATAGCGCGCCCAGTAGTGCAGCGGGCTGCGCGCGATCTGGTCGAGGTGGCTTTTGCTCACCGCTGGGTGGCGGTGGTAGTCGCCGATCTCCATAGGCAGGCCGTATCGAATACTCCCGAACCTTACCGCATCTTCCCGCCACGTCATCCCTTCCCCCTGTAGTTACAAGTATTTCCTTTCAGGCCGTCTAGCATCCGGCCGCTCCCGTTGGTATTCCTTCCCGCTGTGGCATGTCAAGCCCAGTGGGACTCACGATGAATCACCGACAGAATCCGGAAGCGGACTATCATTTCCGGGAAGTGTTGGCTTTGTCAGTGGACAAGACCTGTTCCGTGCCTGGATGCGACAGATCCAGGGGAGGCGGAGATCACGGGATGTGCTCGATGCACGCTCAGCGTGTTCGTCGCTATGGCGATCCCAACTACGTCACCCCCGAAGCGCAGAGGCGCGAGAACAACAGGGCCGCTCAGCTTCGGCGAGTCACTGACGTGAAGCCCACCACCTACCGAAAACGACATGGGCGACACGAACATCGGGTCATCGCAGAGCAGATGCTGGGCAGGCCGCTCAGGCGAAACGAGATCGTCCACCACATAGACGGCAACAAGCACAACAACGACCCAACCAACCTCCAGGTGATGACGCAATCGGAGCATGTCCGAGAGCACTGGCACGGCAATGCCGAGCAGATCACGTGGAACGGCCGGCAGTATTGGCCACGCGATTGGGCTGATGAGTTGGGGCTGCCGTTGAGCACGGTGCGCAACCGATTGCGCGCCGGCTGGTCCGTTGAACGCATCGCGACAACGCCGCGGCGCAACTGGAACAAGCGCAATGCTTGAGCTCCGTCCGTACCAAAAGAAGGCCATCGAAGACCTTCGGCAAGCATTTCGATCTGGAGCAAGGGCACCTCTCTTGGTCGCGCCCTGTGGCATGGGCAAGACCGTTTGCTTTTCAGCCATCACGGAGGGCGCCGTTGCCCGTGGCCGTCGCGTGCTGATCCTGGTGCACAGGCGCGAGCTCATCCGCCAGGCAAGCGCGAAGCTCACCATGGCCGGCGTCGAGCACGGCATCATCGCCGCGGGCTTCGAGCCCTCAGAGCAGCTTGTGCAAGTTGCGTCGGTGCAGACACTTGCCCGACGCCTCGAGCGCCAGACCTGGCAGCCCGATCTCATCGTTATTGATGAGGCCCACCACGCCGTAGCCGGTACCTGGAGCAGGGTGCTCAGCCACTGGCCTGAGGCCTTTCGATTAGGCGTCACAGCCACCCCGGTGCGCCGTGACGGCCGCGGCCTGGGTGCCATGTTCGATCGCCTTGTGCTCGGTCCCTCGGTGCAGCATCTGACCGCCGCGGGGCACCTCACAGAGGCGCGAATTTATGCACCTCAAATCAGATTCCAAGAGGCGAATCTGAGAGTCAGATCAGGGGATTACGCCCCGGAAACAGCAGCGCTTGAGCTGGACAAACCCACCGTCACGGGCGACGCAATCGAGCATTTTCAACGGCTCTGCCAAGGGCGCAGCGCCATCGCCTTCTGCTGCACCACGCAGCACGCTGAGCACGTCGCCCAGCAGTTTCGTTCCTGCGGCATTGCAGCGCAGGTGGTGCTTGGAACGACCGATGTTGACGAACGACAGCGCCTGATTGATGAACTTGGATCTGGCGTTTTGCGCGTTCTGGTTTCGGTGGATGTGATCAGCGAAGGCACCGACGTGCCATCGGTCGGCGCCGCGATCCTGCTGCGTCCCACACAGTCCGAAGGCCTTTACCTCCAGCAGGTCGGCCGCGTGCTCAGACCGGCGCCCGGCAAGACGCACTCGCTCATCCTCGATCACGTCGGCAACGTCCACCGCCATGGCTTCCCCGATGATCACCGCGAGTGGACGCTCGATGATCGGCGCCGCCGCACACGCACCGGCCAGGCTGCCCCGTGCGTTCGCACATGTGAGGCCTGCTTTGCTGCATTTGCACCGCAGCCGGCCTGCCCCGTCTGTGGCACCCCCTGCGCCGTGCAGCCGGCCCGGCAGCTCAAGCAGGTGGCCGGTGAACTCCAGCAGCTGAACCGCCAAGCCGTCCGCCAGCGCACCGCAGAGCGCCGCAAAGCTCGCACGCTCCCCGAGCTGCTGGCGCTCGCACGGCAGCGCGGCTACAGCCCCGCGTGGGCTTACAAGGTCCACAATGCGCGCAGCCGATCCGCCTGACGTGGCCAACGCCGAGACCGACCTCCAGCAGCGCATCCGCCTAGCGCTCGGCACACGGCACGATCTGCGCATCTTCCGCAATCAGGTCGGATCACTTCCCGATCCACGCACCGGCCGCCTGGTGCAGTTCGGCCTCGCACGTGGCTCAGCAGACCTGATCGGCTGGCGCACGATCGTGGTAACGCCTGAGATGGTCGGCCAGCGCCTCGCCGTTTTTACCTCGCTGGAAATCAAGACACCTACGGGCCGCTTGGCACCAGCGCAGCGCCACTGGCTCCATGCCGTCTATCAGGCAGGTGGCATCGCTGGTGTCGCCCGATCGGTGCAGGACGCGTTGCAGATTGTCACAGCCAGTGGCCTACCTGCCTCACCTCCCGGCAAGATCTGACGGCTCACCTCAGGGATGCTCATGCCCCTGCTCACAGACCAGCTCTCCTCCCTCCCAGACCACTGGGGCTTCGTCGCAGTCGGCAACGACAAGCGCCCCTATCAGCCCGAATGGCAAAAGCACCCGCTCACCAAAGACCAGCTCACCGCTGAGATCCAATCCGGCCGTGCCGTAGCCGTTGGCGTCATCGCCGGCCCGCAATCCGGCGGCCTCCTTTTCGTTGATCACGACGGCCTCGGCGCCTCCGAAGTGCTCGAGCAGCTCGGCGCACCGCTCCGCGAGCTCCCTAAATCCTGGGCCGTCACCTCAGGCCGCGATGGCCGCCTCCAGATTATCTACCAGGTGCCTCGCGCCTTCTGGGATCAGATCAAGACCACCAAGCTCAAATCCTCCATCAAGGGTGAGCAGCTCGAGCTGCGCTGGACCGGCTGCCAGTCCGTCGTCGCTGGCGCTCACCCCATCACCGGCGCCTATCGCTGGATCCGCGGCCGCAGCCCATCAGAACTTGCCATTGCTGAGGCGCCATCCTTGCTGCTTCAGCAGATGATGCGCAAGCAGCCGGAACACGCTCCCCTCCTCCGTCTCACAGATCTCACTTCAGACGCCGATCGAGCACGCGATTACCTCGCCCGCATCTCCACCTCGCTGGCCGACGACTACGACGAATGGGTCAAGGTCGGCATGGCGCTGCACAGCGTTGGCGACGACACCCTGCTCCAAGACTGGATCCACTGGTCCGCAGCATCCGGCAAGTTCGAGCCCGGAGTCTGCGAGGCCAAATGGCGATCCTTCAACGGCTCCGGTGGCGTAGGCCTCGGCACCCTGTTCCACCTGGCCGATCCGCCGCAACGCGCCAGCAGCAGCACACCGCAACGCCAGCAGCAGCAGGCCAAGCCCGCACCCTCCGATGTGCGCCCAGAAAAGGCCGTCAAGCTTGACCCGGCTGAGCTCATGACCCTGCTGCGTCAGCAGCTCGGCTCTCGCCTCCGCTGGAACATCTTCACCCAGACCATCGAGCTCGATGCCAAGCCCATCGAGAAGATCGACCTCTATTACCTCGAGTTCGCCGAGATGGGCATCAAGGTCTCAAAAGACCTCGCCGCTGATGCCCTGGTCAAGGTCGCCATGGAGAACCCCTACGACCCCGTGCGCGAATACCTCGAGCACGTTGCCGACCAGGTGCCACCCACTTCGATCGACTACCTCTCCACCTGCTACCTCCGCCCGCACGATCAGCCCGGCACCCTCTACGACGCCATGCTGAAGGCCACGCTGGTGGCCGCCGTTCGCCGCATCTTCGAGCCCGGCAGCAAGCACGATTCCGCCTGCGTCCTGATGGGGCCGCAGGGCTGCGGTAAATCCACCTTCTGGCGCAACCTCGGCGGCCTCTGGTTTAACGATGCTTTGCGTGACATCAGCTCAAAGGACGACCTGATGGTGCTCCACCGCTCCTGGATCATGGAGTGGGCAGAGCTCGATCACATCACCGGCCGCAAGCACGCCGGCCAGGTCAAGGCCTTCCTCACCCAGCAGACCGACACCTTCCGCGTGCCCTATGGCCGCTCGACTGAGGCCTTCCCGCGGCGCTGCATCATCGTGGGCTCCACCAACCGCGACAGCGGCTTCCTGGTGGATGACACCGGCAACCGTCGCTTTTGGGTGATCCCGGTCGCCGTAGACAGCCAGATCCCTGTTGATGAGCTGCTGCTCGAGCGCGATGCCATCTGGTCCGCTGCCGTGCACGCCTACCGCGCCGGTGAGCCCAATCACCTCACCCGCGAGCTTGCGGCTCAGGTGGACAAGGAAAACGAGGCCTACATGGTCGAGTCGCCATGGATGAACACCATTCGCGCATGGCTCGATCAATACCGCGGCGTGGAGCCCATCACGACCGAAAAACTGCTGTCCGATGCCATCGCCAAGCCCGTGGAGAGGCAGACCCGCGCCGACCAGATGCAGGTTGCGTCCATCTTGAGAGAGCTGGGATACGAGCGCCACAGGGAGATGAAAGGCGGCTCGAGGCGCTGGATTTACCGGATTGCCTCACCTCTCAGATGAGGTAGGACACCCGAAAACCGTTGCGCGGCAAGGGATTGTCTTACTTACCCTACTACCCTACTTCTTCTAAAGACTTATGATAATAAGTAGTAGTAAGGGATAAATACCCCCTTTAGGAGCGGGGGGTCCAGTAGGGCACAGTGGGGCAGTGGGACACACCGGGTTCACGCCTTCTCGATCGACCCCGCCATGGGCTCCGCCTACCCTTGGGGCATGGCGACCCTCACCCTCGATATCAAATCCGAGCTGCCTAAGGCCATCCGGTGGACCGACCAGATGACCAAGCAGCTCCCCTTCGCCATCAGCCAGGCGCTCAACAGCACCGGCTTCGACGTCCGCACGTCACTCAAGGGCGCATCACGCCAGTACTTCGACAACCCCACCCCCTTCATCCAGAACGCCTGGAGGGTGGACAAGAGCAGCAAGCGCAGCTTGGTGGTGACGATCTTCCCCGAGGCCAAGCGTGAGCCCTACCTGCGCGCCAACATCACGGGCGGCAGACGTGGCACCAAACCATTCGAGGCCAAGTTCCTGGGTGACGCCTCTAGCGCCATTCCAAGCGGCAGCAAGCTCATCCCGGCGGCCATCAAGCGCAACACTGCAGGAAACGTCTCTCTGGCCGCCCTGAAGCGCATCACGCAGCAGATTGGGCAGCCAGGGCGCAATGGCGTGTTCGTGGGCACTCCACAGGGCAATGGGCGGCCTCCCGGCGTTTACCAGCGCGCAGCACGCGGTCGGCTCAAGCCCCTGTTCGTCGCCGTGCCATCTGCCACCTATCGCCCGATCTTCCCAATCGCAGACATCGGCACGAAGGTGGCTGAGCGCCGCTTCGGCATCTACCTTCGCAGCAGCTTGGAGAAGGCGCTCGCGTCAGCTCGCTAATGTGTTGGCCTGGCGCAGTTGCAAGCTGCCCAGACCGTGACCGACCTCCCTTACAGGCCGATGCCCTGACCTGGTATCAGTCTCAACCCTTCTTCGATGAGACACGATGGGAACGCATCCAAGAGCTGCTCGCACGGTCGCAGCCCGGATACAATCAGCCTTCTCTCCTCTGAGATCCATTGCGCTGCAATGGGTTTGGGTCCCTCTTCGCCCATCCATCGAGGGTGATCGCAGAC